CTTTCCGCCGAATTCACGAAAACCCCGCTCTACGCAGGGGTTTTCCGCTGTCCCGCCCGAGCGTGGCACGATCGGCACAGAAGCACGTGGTTAGCCGGCGTGTCGTTCCGGTGGTCGTGGTCGAGGTGGTGTAGTTGGAGGTCCGTCAGGGGATGCCAACCCGCGCACCACGCGCAGCAGCCGCCCTGCGCCAGGTACAGCTCGGCCCGCCGGGCCTGAAGCCACCGCCCCGCCCGCCGGCCGGGTGAGGCTGGCCGTGGTCCGTGCGGCTTGCGACCGCCGAGGCCACCGCACACGGCGCAATAGCTGCCGTAGGCGATCAGCGCGCGGCAGCGCAGGCAGCGCCGGACTAGAGCCATCCGAGGAGCCTCACCGGCTCCGCCTGCTCGTGGCCGGCGGCGTCCACGGCGAGCAGGAGCGCGAGCAGCGGGCCGATGCCCTCACCGTCGACCTTCCATCCGCGGCGGACCTGCTTGGCCACGGCACGCGCGGCAGCACCGCGCAGGTGCTCGTCGTCGGGTAGCACGAGCTGGCGCTGAGTGATCCGCTCGCGCAGAAGGGCGCTCGCGGGGATCAGCCGGCTGTCGGTCGTCGGAGTCTCGACCACGGTCAGCCCGCGGGCCAGCTCGTGGAGCACCGACCGGCACCGCCACGGATCCGCGGCAAGTTCGACGATCGTGAAACTTTGGGCGAGGTCTTCGACCACGCCGCGGGCGGCCAGGCCACCATCGTCCTCCGACGTGGTCCAGGAGCCGACGTGTCCCCGGTCGTCGACCCAGACCACGGTCGAGCCGTCCTTGCCGACGTGCAGGCCGACCCAGAGCCTCCCAGACGGCTCCGGCACGCCGACAGCTTCCTGCCAGGCTCCCGCGGGGAGCCAGCTCGCTTCGGTCACGCCGAGCTGATTCAGGTGGAACTGGCGATAGCTCTGTTCGGGAACACGACTACGCGCCTGGCGCATCATCGCCGGGGTGAACCGCTTGGCCGGGTTGACTCGCGCCGCGAGCTTGTAGTCGTCGAGGCTGGCATCCGCGGGCGCCGACCATTCCAGCCAGCGGAGCTGGCCGCGGGCCTCGGTGTAGACGCCGTGTCTCGAGACGTCGCGCTGCGCGAGCGCCCGTGCGCGCATCCGTCCCCACGGCGAGTCTGCGGTGGCGGGTGCGGTCGAGATCGCCAGCAGGCGCGCGTCCGGTCGCTTCACCAGCGCGGTCTGGAGGGCTTCGAGCAGGCCGGCGTCACGCCACGTCCACACTTCGTCCGCGATGTAGAGCGCCGAGCTGAGTCCGTGCGCCCGGCCGGCGTCCGCGGGTATCACTCGCAGCAGCGCGCCCTCGGGGCCGCGCAGCTCCAGGTGACGGACCACGAGATGCTCACCGATCGCGGGATGCTCAGCGAAGCCACGAGCGCGCTCGAAGGCGATCCTGGCCTGATCGCGAGACGCTGCGCCGATGGTCACGCTGGCGCCGGGGTTCGAGAGGACGTGGTGGACGGCCAGCAGCGCCGCGGTCGTCGTCTTGTCATTCCCACGGGCCACACAGACGCCGATCTCGTGCTCCGGTCCGTCGAGGACCGCTCGGGCGATCCTGATCTGGTGGAGTTCGAGCGGCTCCCGGATCGCCCGGCACAAAGCCCGGAAGCCCTGAAGGTCCGCTCGGAAGGACACCATCTCGATAAATCCTACGGCGGAGGTAGGATTTGCGCGTGGGCCTGTTCACCCGCCGGAGGATCGAGGATCGGACGCTAGCGCCGCAGGATCTCCCCTCGGTGATGCTGCCGGATGTCGCCGCGGGCGGCCTGACCACGATCAACGAGACAACGTGGACTCAGGTCCTCGACGTTCACGCCTGTATCAAGCTCCTGTGCGACACGATCTCGACCTTGCCGCTGGAGCCGTTCCGGGACACGCCGAGCGGTCGTGTCGAGGTCGGACCCGATGCGCGGATCTCGCAGTTGCTCCGGCGACCCGCGCCCGGTCAGACGCTCTGTGATCTCGTGGCGATGATCGTGCAATCCCTCCTGGTCGACGGGAATGCGTTCATCGGGAAGTTCACCGACGACTCCGGGACGATCGTCCAGCTCGCGTGCTTCGACCCGGCAATGGTCCAGGTCCGACTGCACGGCCAGATCGTCACCTACATCGCCGGCTACTCCGGCGGCTCCATCGAGACGGGACCCGACGACATCCTGCACATCCGCTCAAGCGTCACGCTCGACCATCTGCGCGGCGTCTCCCCGATCACCCAGTGCGCGATGGCGATGGGCCTCAACGCGAGCCTCTCGGCGTCCGCTCAGAACCTGATGGACCAGGGCTCCAGACCTAGCGGCGTGCTGCGGGTGAAGGGTGGTCAGTCAGAGTTCACCGTCGGCAAGATCTCCGAGCAATGGGACGCGAAGCACCGCGGCGCCCTGAACCACCACAAGGTCGCCGTCGTCTCGGCGGACGAGATCGACTTCGTGCAGCTCGGGCTGAACGCGCAGGACTCGCAACTCATCCAGCAGATGGAATTGAGCACGCGGCAGATCGCGCGACTATTCGGCATCCCGAGCGCGATGATCGGCGGAGACACCGGCCGGTCGATGACCTACGCCACGCAGGAGTCCGAGGCGATGGCCTTCGTCAATCGCGCCCTGAGGCCGCTGTTGGTTCGGATCGAGGAGGCGATCAGCCGTGATCCGGATCTGTGTCCGGGCCAGTCCTATGTCAGGTTCGACACGACCGCGCTCCTGCGGGCCTCCTCGACGGAGCGGGCGCAGTTCTACACCGCGGCGCTCGGATCGACCAGCTCCGGGTCGCCAGGCTGGATGACTCGCGACGAGGTGAGGGCCGCGGAGAACCTCGGGCCTGAGGTCGATCTGCCGGATGTCACAGATGACTGACCGTCCCGTAGCCGGCCAGATCGAGGAGCGCACGGCGGAGCTGAGCCTCGAGGGTCGGCGCATCCGCTCGCGCGTTCCGTTCGGCGTGGAGAGCCGCGATCTCGGCGGGTTTACCGAGGTCATCCAGCCGGGCGCGCTCCAGGGTGCCGATCTGAGCGATTGCGTCGCACGCATCGAGCACGCCGGCCTACCGTTGGCCAGGTTTCCGACCACGCTCACGATCGACCGGAGCGACGGCTCGTGGAGCTTCGAGCCGCCGCAGTCACGCCAGGATGTCGTCGAAGCCGTAGAACGAGGCGACCTGCGCGCCAGCTCGTTCCGGATGGTCGTCGCGCGTGACAGGTGGCGAGGCACGACCAGGCACGTCGAGTCGATCGAGGCGTTGTGGGACGTGTCACTCGTCGCATTGCCGGCATATCGCGCCGCAAAAGTTGAATACCGATCCAGGGAGGCACCGATGGCCGACGAGGCCGACAGCACGATCACACTAGAACCGCCCTCAGACGTGGCTGGGGACCCTCAGGAGGCGACGGAGGACAGAGCTGGACCCGAACCCTTGCCGGAGCCGCCAGGGGGCGACAGCGGCACCCCAGCAGCCTCAGAGGAGGTCCTACACGGTGAGGTCGTCGGCAGCGAGATCGTGATCCGGCGCCGAGGTGGCGTGCTCCGTGTCGAGGATCGCCACGTCGAGGGTATCGGTGAGGTCCGGGTGATGTCCGAACTGGCCGCCGGGCTTCAGCGGGTGCCGGCGGGTGAGTCCCGGTCACTAACGGACTCGATCTCGATCGCCCCGACAATCGTCGGCCAGGTGCTCTTCGACAAGCTCCGGGCCACCGCGGTGATGCTCAAGACCGGGCTCAACACGATGCCGATCAACGGAAAGAGCGAGACGTGGCCGACGATCAGTGGTGACATCGCGCCGACCACGGTGGCCGAGGGCGCCCCGATCACACCCGCGGATGTCACGTTCGGCTCGATCACCGCCACCCCGAAAAAGATCGCGAGCCTCAGCCAGCTCAGTAACGAGGTGATCGACGACTCCAGTCCGGCCGTGGTTGGCGTGCTCAACGATCACCTAATCAAGGTGTTCGCGCTCAAGGTCGACCAGCAGTTGCTGGAGGGCTCGGGCGTCGGGACGGATGTCAAGGGCTTGAAGAACGTGACCGGGACCCAGCCCTTCGTAGCGGCGACCAACGGCACGGCGGTGACGTTCGACATCCTGATGAACGCGGTCGCGTTGCTCGATGGGCTCAGCATCCCACGCGAGCGGCTCGCGGTCGTCGGACACGTCCGGAACCGCGCCACGCTCACACAGTTGAGGTCGGTCGCCAACGGCGAGTATCTGATGTCCAGCGCGCTGGCCGCGATGGGCATGAGCGCCTCCCAGTTCTTCTGGACCAGCCAACTGTCGACGAACGAGACAACGGGCACCAGCAACGCCACCAACTCGATCTACATCTTTGACACGAGCCAGGTGGTCTTCGTACCGCGGACCAGCCTCCAGGTCGTGTTGGATCGGTCGAGGTTGTTCAACAGCGATCAGAGCGAGTTGCGCGGCATACAGCGCTGTGACCTGATCGTCCCACAGCCGTCCGCGGTCGTTCACGTCACCGGGTTTACGTCATGACTCCGGCCAGCAAGGCTCCCAAGCTCGACCCCGACCGGACCTACCACCTGCAGGTCAAGCCGAGCAAGACCGCGACCTACGGCACGCTCGTGTTCGGTGATCGGGCGACCATCCAGGCGCCGGGTCGTGACGCCGAGGAGCTACTGGCCGGCGGCGATGTCGAGTTGGTCGAGCCGCACGAAGTCCCGGACGTGGCCGAGCGGTGAGCTTCTGGACCGACGTTCCGGAAGTGCTTGACGGGGACGGCAACGTCATTACGCCGGCCGTCCCGGCGCCACCGCCGATCGACGCGAGCGCGATCACGCCATCCGTGGCCGACGTGGCCGCGCTGGAGCGGACCCGGACGATTCACGACGATCTGACCGAGGTCAGCACGTTCGACAGCCAGACACGGCCTAGCGATGTCGAGTGCCAGGAGTTGATCCAGCAGAGCTTGGGCGAGATGCTCACGATCCTGCCCGCCTGCGTCGACCCGGCCTGGAACGGGCCGATCAGAGCGGCGATCGCGCTCCGGGCTGCGCAACTGGTCGAGGTTTCGTACTACAGGGAGCAGGCCATGTCTCCGGGTGGTCCGGCGGCGACCCACGCCGCGCAGTACGTGGCGCTTTTACAGGGGCTTCAGCGGGCGATCCCTGGCGCTGTGACCTTGCCGCTCGTGGCGTAGGCTTCACTCGCCGGGCGGTCACATAGCCGTCTCCACAGCGGCACCACCGCCCGGTCTTACTTACCATGTCACTTATATGGCATCGTCACTCGTCTACTTGGCCAAGTCATCAGACATCAGACAACTGACCAAGTAGGCGGGAGTCACCTATTTCCCATACTGTGAATATTGTGGCCAAGTAGGGCCTCACACGGAGGTGAGTCCGAGGTGTACGATCCGGCCTCGCAAGTGAAAGCGCTCGGCCGTATGGAGGCCGAGCGCGCGCCCACCGAAGTGGGCGGGACGGAGCCTACATGAGCGATGTGACGGACGATCCGGGCCTCGATGCGATCGAGGGGAGCTGCTACCTGAACGGCGAGCCGATCCCCGTCATCAGCGCCATGGAGATGGCCAACCTCCTGGAGGACATGGCCCGCTCATGCCCACCCGGCAGCGAATGGGCCACGCGGATGCGCCGTAACGCTCGAGCGATCATGCGCCTGGCGGTCGTGCCGACGACCGTGGTGGCGCCGGCCCGCTACATCGCGCCCCGGCCGCGTGAGCGCCGCGAGCAGCGCCACGTCGCGCAGGCCACCTCATCGGCTGACAGCGGCGACCCTCCGTTGGCCGTCTGTCCCGTCTGCTCTGACATCGACTGGATCCGCCACCTCTGCTCATTCTGTGGCGGACACGGCTACGTCCACCGTGAGCGCCGGAACCGATACAAGCGAGGTGAGCGAGATGATCTCGACTGAAGACGTGGCCGACCTTGACCCGGTCGAGGTCTTCGAGCGCGTCGTGATGCGGCTGTATGAAGTGCTCGGCTCGCTCGACTATGAGTACCTCTACGACATGGGCTAGCCGGTGAGCGACCCGAAGATTTACCCACCGGCCGCCCATCGAGTAGTAGGGTCGCGGGGCACCCACACAACACCCGCGCCACGCAAATGGCCGGTACTGCGAGAGGCCCTGGTCTTCACCGGGGTCTTTCCATGTGGGTGGGTCCTCTCGCACATGGAAAGAACCGGCTGGAGACCGGGCCTCTCGCAGTACCGAAGGCGGGTGTTGTGTGGGTGCGCTGGGCACGCGGGGTCCATGAGGAAAGAGAGACGAGATGAGTAGTGACGGTGACGTGATCTCGGTCAAGGCGAGCGAGGTGGAGGCCAAGCCGACGCGCTGGCTGTGGCTGCGCTGGCTGCCGCTCAAGATGTTCTCGCTCCTAATCGGCCTGCCTGGACTCGGCAAGACCACGGTCGTGGTCGAGATCGCCGCGCTCATAACCCGCGGCAAGCTTGCCGGTGATCTGCTCGGCAAGCCGGCGGATGTGCTGATCGCCAGCTATGAGGATGCCTGGTCGGAAACCCTCCGACCACGGCTGGAGGCTGCCGGCGCCGATCTCGACCGGGTCCATTTCCTGGCCTGCCGGGATCGCGGACGAGTGCTCGATCTCTCACACCAGCTAGGAGCGATCGAGCGGATAGCCAGGGCGCGCGAGGCCAAGCTGCTGATCATCGATCCGCTCGTGGCCGGGATGCCGCGCGATGACGTGAACAGCCATCGTGACCAGGACGTGCGTTCAGTGCTGGCGCCGATCGCCACGCTGGCCGAGCAATGCGGGCTGACCGTGCTCGCTACCGGACACTTCCCGAAGTCCGCTCAACGCGCGCTGCTCGGGATGGGCGGCTCGGTCGGTTTCTCGGCGGCTGCCAGGTCGATCCTGGTGTTCGGGCTGGACCCGAAGGACGCGAGCGGCGCTCGTGGCCCGGCCCGCGTACTGGCGCACGCGAAGTGCAATGTTGGCCCGCTGGCGCGGTCGGTCAAGGTGGCGGTCGGAGGTGCCCTGGTGTTCGCGGGGGACGTGCCGATCGCCACATCGCAGGCGGTCATCGGTGAGGAGTGCGACGTGAGCGCCGATGATCTCGTGCTGGCCGACATCGGGATCGGCGAGGCGCCGACCGACCACGCCGTCCGGTTCCTGCGCGAGTTGCTCGCCGATGGACCGTATCCGGCGAAGGACATTCCCGAT